GTAGAGTCTGAACTGTCAAAGACAGAACAAAACTCACACGACGTGTTCTTGATGTCACTATAAAAGTGCCGACAGAACCTCTAATCGTGGGGTTGAGATTCCAGATAGAAGTAGAGAAATGACAGAGTTTGGTTATCCTTCATACTACTAATCCCATTTTGGTAGGATATAGCAATAATTGGGCCCCTTGCTATCAAACTCGCCCAGTTCATGGGCAATAACAAATCGATCAGGTTCGTAACAAACCTACGCCGTGTAAAAACCGACGGTAGTTAACGCGAACTTAATGGAGCGTACTGCACACAAACTTCTCTCAATTTCAGGGGGGACCCCCGCGACATTCGGTCTGCCAAGACCTAGTCGTTCAGGGCCTTACTTTCAAAAGAGAATAGACGTGTAGCAATGTGAAACTTCGAGCATTACCTCAGATCAATAAAGTCTGAGAATATTAAGCTGAGAACAATTCCACTGACCAATATTCCAGTTCGATCCAAAAGCGGCTGCAAGAGCAGTCGTTCCGGAGGCAAATATAATTGAGGCGCCAGCAGACGTCGCAGTTATTACTTGACCCCAAATATCGAAACTACCCCCACCAGCCGGTCCTAAATTGGCTATCTCTGAAGAGATAGAACAACTAGAAAGGGTCTGGGCAGAGGATAACAGAACGGAATTAATCCTGGCTGAGGAAACAGATGACACGACATAAGTGATTCCATAAATACCTTTATAAGGGAAGGAAATTACACCTTCCGATTCAACGTAAAAGGAACCACTAATGTCGACATGATTTGTAACCAAACCAAAGAAATAACCGGTCAGCAGAGTCGGATTGTACCAGGCTGCATCGCTCACCTTAAAACCTGAGGGTGCTACTGGTCCCTAGAGCTGAGGGGTGATCAATTCTACATCATACATGACATAGAGTTCACCCAGAGCACTAGTATCAGCGCATCCAGAGGTAGAAACAAAAAGATTTCCGACATCATAAGTCTTCAAGTCAGTTCCCGAGATAACCGCAGAGCGGACATATCGTTGGGGAAGCTTGAGGAGATCTGGTTTGTCGGCTTGATATTTGGTTTCTGACCAAACCGGACAGCGGACGGCATTGTGATATGCCATCGCAATTGATTTGGAAGTAGGAGCGGAATCATTGGCATCATAATCAATGGCCAACATCAGAGAACCCGATGTGGCAGTTGATTTCTCGGTGGAAAATTGAAAGGACAGAGAATTGAATCTGTAACTTTCAAAATTCGCAGCGATAATTGATAGCCAAGGAAAAGTTGCAACGATACCAGGATTTACGACATAGCCTGTAGAGGCAAAAGCGATGGATCCCGCAACGTCAGCAATATATTCCCGATGACGAATACGAACCCTCCCATCTCCAGAATAGGAGGAGAGGATCGAAGGACTTGAGGTAGTGATTTTACTCCCAATGGAGGCAGGAACAGAGACACGAGTCTCTTTCGGCCGCCGGGGAGTTGATTTCTTCTGAACATTCTTCTTCTTAGACTTAGGCATTATGTACTGGATACCGATAATGCATCGGGACTAT